CTCCTGTGTCGGGCGCTTTGGTCTCGGTAGTCGAGACTTCTGCGGGCGGCGCGTCTAGCGCCGCCAGTGTCGCAGCGGCTGCGCCTCCTCCCCTTGCCGCGGGACCCTCTAACTCGGGATTCCGCCGGTACGACAAGGATGGAGTGCCCCTGTACTGGCCGCTGCCGGAGGACGACGCCCCTTCAGCCAGAGAACGTCCGAAGAGACAGAAACCTAAAACGCCTTCCGCGTAATCCGTGTTAGTCGGTTGTTTTCTCTTCGTGTCAACGACCCCGCCATCTAGGCATCATTTTGACATTAGCGACTGCATTTATTTTCTTTTGCATTTTCTCTGGCGAACAACGGGAGGGCGGACGTCTCGCCGTTGGACGTCGAATCTCGAGGTAACGGCGGCCGGCTACCGCCTCATTATGCTCGATTTAAGACACTGCGCCGGGCACAACGGTCTTTGGCCCGGCGGAGAAAGGGGGTTTCTTTCGAGGTGAAGTTCGAAGCTCTTTTCTGCAGTGCAGTCCCTTTCACGTTTTCAGTTTGGTCACTGGAAACACACACAATGCCCGTCTCTCGCAAGTCCCGCAAATCCAATGGCACATCACGTGGTTCAGCTATTGTTGCTGTTGCTAAGCCGCGTCGTCTCCGCCCTAAGGGGGAGAAGGGTACAGCCACATCACTCTACTCGCAAGCCGCGATTCGCGCCGTCATGATGCGAGACAGCGCTCTTGTCCGATCTTACTTGTCCGTTCTCGCGGATCCCTTTTCTGCTCGGGAGACTGAGCGTTGGCCGGATGAGTCTTTGATTAAGACTTGTACGACCGACCTCCGTTCTTCTACGACCTACGTCGTTCCCGCTGCCAGCACCACGTTTGTTGCTGGCCTTTCAGTCAAGGCGATCCGTGGATCGGGTGGAGGTGTCAATTATGGTACCATCCTGCCACCCGGTAGCCTTACCGCTCCGTCAAGCATTTCGGATTATGGCGTTCCTCAGTCCACTTTCGTTGGTCTCGCTTCAGTCGACCGCACGCTCGCCTGCGGAATTAAGGTTTCCATCACAGCGTATCCTACTTCGACTTTCAAGGCACCCGGCACTTTCTACTTCCTGCAGCTCCAGGATAATGAGGTGTCTTGCCCTGCCGCTGGTTCCCCGAGTGCTCTCTTCTCGTTCACCGAGTCGGATTGCATTCAGGCTGTCACTGCCGGCAAGGGCTTCGCCGTGACCGCTTCTGATCTAGATAAGATGAGCGGTTGCCGCGGGGTGTACTTGCCTCAGGGTCCCATGTCTTTTACATACTCTGATGTCAACGCTGAGGCGGATGCTTCATCTCCGTACGGTGTCGCTGTTTCCGAGGTGGTGTCGGCCAAGCCCTTTCTTGCTGTCCTTGGTTTCGGGCTTCAGGCAGGCACATCCCTCCGGGTTGACTACATTCACCGCATCGAGTACATTCCCACCATTCAGGCCGCGGGAATCGTGGCTAGGCGTCTGCAGCTCCCTTCCGTGGGGGCCAAGCAGGCGATCTCCCACGGCATCGCGGACCTTATCTCTCAGCTCGGCGGTTCTACCGACGCTGGCATGATTTCGCGCTACGCTGGATCCCTCGCTTCCACAGCCAAGGATTGGTTTTCGAACAACTTCGGATCGATCGGACAGGCTCTCATGGATTGGGGTCCCACTGTGGCTGGCGCAGTCAACGCTGGCAGTCGGCTTCTCGAGGGGGCTGGCGCTATGTCTTCGGCCTTGACCGTCATCTAACTTGC